GATTCGCCTTGCTGCTCCATGTTTATTATATATCCGCTTTCTTGCGACAGGGTTAGTTGAAAAATATTAACTACACCTACGTCAGTTCTAGATACTACCCAGTTAGGGTCTGATTTTTCTAATGTAACTCTAGTTGTTGGATCAGTTCCAAATCTTTGATCTGCAAAAAATTGTTCATTTTGTTTGTCTAGTTCATTCCTAAATAACCTTGCCAACTGTAGATTAAGCTGATCTATCATATCATATAATAGTTCGCCAAGATAATAATCTGATCCACGCATTAGATCTGTTACCCAAATATCTTTGATGCTGTCTGTAAGTGCATCTGTGTCAAGATCATCAAAGTCTAAATAGTCTACGTCTAGGAATTCAAATTGTGCTCTTTGTCTTTTTAATATTGCAACTTCTTCTTCCTGGTAAGGGCCACGTTTTCTTAATATTAATAGTGTGCCAATGTCCTTTTCGTCTAAGTCTAATATCAAAGGCTTACTTGGTCTTGAATAAGAAGATTTAATTATAGTAGTTTGGAATGCTTGATTCATAATAACGAATCCAGTATCACTTTCTACACTAATTTCTCCTGTAATGCATGTACCTAATGTATCGCAACTAGGTAATAATGTTACCATAGTTCCGCCTATTTCGTCTACAAGCATAATAAAGTCTGTGCCACGCACACCGATGGTTGCGCTTGGTGTTCTAATTTTTACGTTTTGTTGATATCTTTTTGCAATTTGTCCACTAGCGTATCTCACTGTTCCTAATGACGCTTTTAAACTTATTGAACCTATATCGTTTGCTGGATCATACACAAACTCGTCAATTATTAGTCTGCTGTGATCAGTAAGATCGACACGGGTATCGTCTACAAAGTCAATACGCATTTTACCTTTAGCGGTAACAGCCGTATCCATACTTTGCACTGAGACGCCCGTGCCTCCTGTAATAACCTGGTTTTCCCTTTCAAGTACACCGGAGCCTTGAATTGAGCCAATTGCACCTGCATTAGGTGTATTAGCCAGTGCCGGTAGACTGGAAAGGACCACGCATAAAAATACTATGCCTGGGTTAATCAGATTGTGTAATATCGACATTTTGGTTATCACCACTAAACGTTGCATCTATCATATTGTCGCCTAAGCCGCTTTGAGTAATATTATAAGTACTCCCGCCACCTGTCACGTCCATATTAATAGTATGTCCTAGTACATCGCCATTACCATCTATATCAATTGTAAATGTATTGCCTGATGCAGCAGCACTTGCTGAGTTATCACTCACCAATGTTAGTGCTACACTAGTTCCGTCAACATTTGATGTTACTGTGTTACCGTCGCCATCAATTGTAAAGTTTGCTACTAATCCTTGAGCATCTGCACTTTCGCCGGTATAGATTGTAAAGTCGTTGTTACTACCATTAGTAGTAATGTTTGCTGTTACTGTTTCACAGCTTGTGCCTGAGATCGAATCACATAGCATATCAACAGTATTGCTGTTACCTACGAAACTCCAGGTTCCTGTGTAATTGTTGCCTTTTATTACAGCCGCTATAGTATTAGAATCTCCTTGCTGAGTTATACTAAATGTCATGTCGTCTCCATCTAGTGTTACATCAGTTGTACTAGTACCTATAACGTTGTTACTACCGTCTTGAACAATGTCTAAATCCAAATTGTCTCCAATTTGTGCAATATAGATATCGTTAGCGAAGGTAGGCGCAGCCATTAAAAAAAGCATTGGTATTGAAAAAATAAATTTATTCATATATTTGCCCCCTATTCTGAAGTTATACTCTCATGAACTTCAGGTGTTGTATTTTTATTATTATTGTTGTTTTCTTTCTTAGAAACAGGTAATTTAAACTTCCAGAGTTTCTTACGCTCTCCCTCGTAAATGAGTTCTATAACACCTTGCTCTACAGCTGCTCTCACAGCATAGTTAACAGGTTCATTTACTGAAAATCCCATTTCTGTTTCTACCAATCTAGTTCCTAAATCAAAGAACTTAAAAATATCCGCTCCGGATCTATAGCTTGCGATTGTCTTTTCGGTTGCTATACTCATTAGCACTTTTCCTGTGCTAACACTTACTAGGCGCATTACTACAGTAACAGTATCAATCCTATATTCTGTTTGTAGTCCTAATCCTAAGTATCTTGCTCCTACACCTCCAACGGCTGTGTTGCTATCATACCCGACTATTCCTCCCTCAAGGATTAGTCCTGCAAATAGCATTGGTTTTAACAGTGTTGGACCTGTAGAAAGACCTTTCTCGTAAACTTCTCTTGTCTGCCTTATTAGTTGCCTTTCTTTTATTAAATTATCCATGCCAACACGTTCCACAACTTCAAACCATGCACCGTGTCCAACATCTTGTAATGCTTTTATGACCCATACTTCTGAGCCTTGTGTTACAGCACTACTTAAACTTGCTACCATATCCGATGGCTTACGTTGTCCAGTTTTATCACTGAATGCGTAAACAGCTATCGTAATAGGCCTACCATCAACTACTGGTACATCTTCCATTCTCTTTTGAATTGGACTTGGTTGCATCTTAGGCGATGTTGCATGTTCTTCTAATACTTGTAAACTAGGTGTCATTGCACACCCACCTAAAAAGAATATAAATCCAATGGCAGCTAATAATTTCATACTAAAAATTAAACTCCCCCATTCCGGGGATTGTAATTTCTGTAACAGTTCCGTCTTCACCGGTTATAGTAAGTGTAATCGTTCCTGTTACTGTATCTTTAATCCAAGATATTATATTACCTTCGACCTCTGCTGTTCCGCTGTTTGCACAAGTATCGCCGCAGTCGGCGAACATGCTATCAACCATCTGCTTAGATAGTGTAGCATATATTCTCGACTCTAAGTTTCTAATAAACTTGTTTAATACAGAATTGTCTAGTTCTCGTTCTATTCTTGATGCTTCGGCATCTGCAGCTTTTTTTAATTCTTGTTTACGATTATGCTGTAACTGTTCTACACTTAATACGTGTGTAGAGTATCCACTTCCGTTATGGAAGGCAGGGTTTTTAAACTTCCATGTTAAGTCGGCGCTTGCTGCTTGTGTATAAACGAGCAGCGTTATTACAGTTAAAAAGGAAAATGTGGTTTTCATAATTTTCTCCGTTGCGAACGCCCTCACGCTCTGTTTCGAATTACTCATATGTATTTATATGATCGCTCATTTAATAAAATACTAAGTCATTGGTAGTTATTTATACCAAAGTATAAGAGGCAGTTAGTACAGTAAATGTACTAATTGAGAAGGAGTGTTAGGAGTTAAACTAGAGTTGCTTGCATACTCATACCACGTTGTTGTCCGTTGAGGTATAAGGCGCCTAGTTTGAATTTATCAACAGCTACTGCCAAGTCATTAAAGTGTAGTGTTGTAATGTTATCACCACTTGCTTTCATTAATAGCATACTTGTAAAGTCTTGCTTTGCTTTGTAACTTGCAAACGCTACTGGAGCAATATCTTTAGTTGTATGATTAGGATATGAACTTGCAGCTTTAGTTATTAATTGATCGTCTGCATTTGGATATGCGTATTGTAATAAACGTTTGAATATCTGTTTTTGTTCAGCAATCATAATAGGCTGTCCGCCTTCTTCTTTTAAGTATTGCGGATCACTTAATACGTCTACGATATTAGGTAATGTCTTTGCACTTTGACGTGTTGATCTAAACATACTAACACTTTTAGGACATTTCTTAGGATCTATTTTGCTTTCTGTGCTACGTATGTAAGTGTCTAGTGGATAGTCGTTCATTGCTGTCCAACGTCCGCCACCTTTGCCACCTGCTGATGTTTTAACTTCAATCAAGTCACTACCATACTTTAAATCATAACTTGCTTTTGGATCTGTACCAGCTGTAATCTTTCTGTGGAAACAAGCAATAGCAAGTTCGCCTGGTCCTGCTTCACCAGCGTTCTTACCAATTAGTCCTGGATCGTTAATCATAGCCTTAAACATTGTTCTTGCTGTTTGACTACCATCAAACCAAGTGTCCATTGACTGTGGAGTTCCTGTGCCGTCGAAAATCTTTTCTGGGATAATACAATTTTTAGTTGCAAATTCTTTAAGGAATGCGATCTTATCGTTAGTAGGGATTTCAAGTTCGATGATCATTGTTGCTAGTCTGTTAACAAACTTCTCTGCATCACTATCACGTTTGAAGTATGCATTTGAGATTCTAGTAATGCCGCCTTTACGTAAGATAGCTTCAACTCTGTGTAGTACACTAGGATCTTGCACACGCATTACTCTGTCAGCTACTTGCTGTTGTAAATCGTTTACTTCGTCGCCGTCGAATGTATCAGATGCAACATTTACATTTGCCATCTTCTTTGCAGGTACTTCATCACCTGGTGCTTCGACTAATTTAAAATCTTGAAATCGCATTGTATATTATCCCTTATATAGAATATTTATCTAATTTAGGAAACAACATGTCGCTACAGAACGTGTCAACGTCAGTTTCTGAAATGCCAAGAGTTTTCATTACGTTAGCCGTGTGTGGATTTTTTTGCTGATTTTCGCAATAGTAATTTTGTGCAGCTAATGTTTGATACTTGTCTGCATTGCCTTCAAACTGTGGCACTTCATCAAACCATGCATCTAAGTTAGCAAGTGCTAATTCAATAATAGCAACAGATTCTTCTTCTGTACGAACATTGCCTGCGGCAAGCATACTATCAGTAAAGATGTTTGTAGCCCACTCTGGTAATTTACGTTGTTTAGTTGGTATAAAATCTTTAACAGACTCTCTGTAACCTTCTATCATTGGATGATCAGAGCCGCCACTACTAGCACTGAAGTCATGAAATGCTCCAGTCATTTTATTCTTACCTGCAATAACATCAAAGCCGTATATAGGTGCATCGTTGTCTAGTGTAGGGAAGCAACATACGTGCATCATCCATAAGCCTTTGCTTTCACGTGCATCTACAACGTCTATGTGCGCTCTACGTACATTATTATTAGCCCACACACGATTTACCCATCCATTGTCAGGCTGGTTAAAGTCTGCTAGGCCTGGTTCTTGTATTTCGTTTGCATGCTTCTCAAATATATTAATTATTTGTTCTTGGCATTCAATTAGTTTATCCCAGATAACGCTCAATGTCTAACTCCATTAGTTCTTTAAATAATTTAGTTGCTGAATCAAAAACAAACTTTGCTTCATCTGCCATATCGTCGTTAATCTTTGATCTAATTTTTTCTTTTAGTTCTGTTGTGTCGCCGTCAAAATCATACATTCTAGTTTTGCCCGGTACTTTACGCCTAATCATTTGTCCGCCACTCAAATCGCCCATATGTAACACGTAGATGTGTGCCATAACAGCATCAGGATCGTGCATTATTTCTTTCATATGTCCGATGTATTCATTTGTACTTTCAACTATTGGGGGCGGTAATTGATTATTCCACAATTCTAAATAGTCTTCGTGTATTGCGTTTTTACGTCTTATTTCAAACAAACCATCTAGTAAGCCATGTGTTGTTGCTATAGCTTCTAGTATATCGTATTTTTTGTGCTGGTTCCATAAGTAAGTTGCATAAAATTGTGGATTAATTTTTCCACTCATTAATACCTTTACAAACTCTTGTCTTTCAGCTTCTTGATGGTGTGCCCATGTCAGTTCTTTTATTGTTGTCATTATTGTTCGTTTTCTTCTATCTTTATTTGTAAAGGAAACCCATGGTTCCTGCTAAGTGTCGTTGCTTCGTGTGCTCTGCATTCAGCAATTTCAAAAGAGTAAATACCAACTACACCGCTACCTTCTGTGTGTATTGTCATAGTTATTTCTTCAGCCGATTGTTGACTATGCTTAAATATAGTTATCAATAACTCAACTACCCACTCCATTGGTGTGGCGCTATCATTAAGAAATATAACCTTATACTTTGAAGGGTGTTTAACTACTCGTTTAATTTTTTCATCTAGTTTAATATCTAGGTCGACCGACATTTCTTATTCTCCTAATAGTGGGGGAGTTGTTACACTCCCCCTAGACATATTACTTACTTTTTTTGCCGTCAATTGTAAGACCATCATTGATCTTAATTGTCTTAGGCTTTAGTGCTTCTGGTACTTCACGTTTTAGGTGTACATTAAGCATACCTAGTTCAAGTGTAGCATCACTTACATTTACATGATCCGCAAGTGTAAACTCCCTACGGAAGTTACGTCCGCCAATACCCTTGTGTAGGTAATTAACTTCAGTGTCTCCTTTTGGAGCTGTTCCTTCAATCTTTAATTGATCGCCGTCTTTTGTGATTGAAAGGTTGTCCATACCAAAGCCAGCAACGGCTAATGAGATCATAAACTCATCTTCGTTAAGTTGTGCAATGTTGTATGGGGGGTAACCGCTTCCGTTTGGGCTGTTTGCGAATTGTCTTTCCATTTCGTTAAACAGTCTATCAAAGCCAATAGTGGCTCTATGGAAGTTAGGTAGGTCTAGAGTTGTTAGTCTTGTCATTTGTTTTCTCCTTTAATAAGCAAGATTTAATTTAGCATCCTTTCGGCATGCCAGTTAAGTGTAAAAAAGAATCAGTCCTTTCTACACTTTTATTTATCATTGTAAGACCGCTACTATATCTTTTTCGACGATAGTTGTGTATTTTACTTTTTTTAATTCATATGAATCACCTGTGCCGGGGTTGACTAAAATTCTATCTCCAACGCTGACGTTAGGTACTACAAAGTTGCCTCTGTCATCATATGCTCCAGGTCCAACAGCAAGTACGTCAGCTTCAAGAATACCATCTTGTTTTGCTGTAGCAATAAAAATGCCGCCTGCTGTTTGTTCTTCTGGTTCGTTTACTTGTACAATAATTTTGTCAAGTATTGGTCGTATGTTCATAAGTTCTCCTAGTAATTAATATATATTATACTATAGTTTGAATTTAAAGTCAACAATAAAGAATGCATTATCTTTTGTAAAACTTGTATTGTAATCTATTTCAATATATGGCACAACGGTAAATTTTTCATATACTTTGTATTCTAAACCTACGTAGGTTTGTAAATGACTGTACCCTGCATCACCTGATGAATATGTATATTGCCAGTGTGGTTCTAAAGTAACAAATGGGTTACCACCAAGAACAGTTAGATAGGCCGGAGCGTATTCAAAGGTCGGACGATACCGAAATATGTTATCTCTGTTTTCTCTAACACGATGTTCAATTCTATGATTGATCGAAAAAGCCTTAGCATGAGTAAAGCCCTTTATTTGCGCTCTAAGCCAATGCTCTTGACTTTGTCCTTTATGTATACTTCTGTACTCAAGACGATAAGGTGTGTCTTTAAAGTCTTTTCTTACCATGTACTGTTGTG